TTTTATATCTATAAATATAACTTTAAATCTTTTTCTTCCGCTGATAAATGATTATTCTCAAAACTATAAACCCAAGTTGGTTCAAATTCCACACCTAATGATTTTGAAAGCAAATCTTCATCCATCCAATTTACATATTCAATCACGAATTGTTTCTTTGGATTCAATCCACTTATCTTTGGTAAATAATTTACAACATCACCTATTTTGAATTTTGATTCTTTCATTAGCTAATTTTAAATGTTTTTAATAAATCGTTTAAAAATACCGAATCTCGTTTGGTATATACACCATCGTTAATTACTAATTGTATTTTTCTTTTAATTGCATTATCACTAATTATATTGGATTTGAATATTGGTAATATCTTTTCCAAGAATGTTTTTTGTGAATCTTGGAGTAATATACCCTCACCAGTTTCTTTTAAGAATTGAACTCTTGAAATTACCTCTGTACCGAATCCTTTGTACTTATCACCGTATGAAAATTCGTGATATGCATCTTTGTAAATTTTTGATGATTTCACAACCGTTCCGTGATGATATCCTTTAACAATTGGTGTACTATATTCAGTTTCACTTACCGTTATTTTAAAATATTTTTTCATATTATTCACTTACTAAATTTCCATCATTATCATATGTTTTACATGGTGGAAATGTTTTTACGATTTCTTCCATTACTACCGTTACCGTTTCAAACAAACCGGAAATTATCAATTTTCCCTCGTGAAATAATTCGTAATAAGTTGGTGATTTTCTTAAAATATACATAATTTAATAATTTTTAAAATTTAACATCATAATATTCAACATAATCACTCCACATCAAATCAACATCAATATACTGGTCTAAATTTCCACTCAATTTATTGATTATGAATTTAATAAAACCCAATCTTGCCTTTACCTTTAAAGGTTCTGTTGATAATTCCATTTCCATATCCGAACAATGTGATTGAACCACTATACTTGCTCTAACTCCTAATGTATCTAAATATTTTGTCATAATTTTAAGGTTTTTAAGGTTTAACTCTCTCTCTTTTACATAGTAAATATACGAAGAAAATGTGGTTTTACAAAATTTAAAATGTTAAAGTTTTGTTAAAATCCCAATTCTCTTTGGAATTGTTGTTCATGGTGTTTTGCCTCTGAATAAACATTTAAGTTTAAGTAATCACCTCGTTTGGAATAATCACCAATATATGATGTTTGAACTCTAATATCCTTATCCCAAATAAAACAAAAATCATATTCCTCTTGTGTTAAATACTCCTTGGTATTCATCAACATTTCGAATCTTTTTAACTTTTCGTTTTCTGAATAAATCTCTTGTGAACTCATATTTTTATTATTAAAGGGTTAAACTCTCACTCTCTTACAATACTAATGTACGAAATTAAATTAACATATACAAGCTTTTAGGTGATTATTTAATTTTAATTCCATTTGAAATCATTGTTTTTATTTATTATTAGAGAGATTATTAAAAAATTCGTCTATCCTCTTTGTATATTCCTTATCAAATAATATTTTAGTATCATCCCAATTCAATTTACTAATAACTAGTTTTTCATCATTCATAGTAGATTTTACGTTATTTAATCTACCAATCAAAGAATTAATTGAAATCACTACTAAAGCTTTCTTCTCTAAATATTCTTGCTCTGAACTCATAATCATTGTTTTAAAAGGGTTAAACTCTCACTCTCTTACATAGTAAATATACGAAGAAAGTATGAATTTACCAAACATTAAATGTTAAAGTTTTGTTAAAATTTGGACAAAAAAAATCCCACTATTTCTAATGGGATTTTTAAAATTATAATTATTTCTAAATTAATATTCTAAAATCGCGTAATCATACGCCAATGTTAAAGAAATTTCAACTATATCACTAGCAGACCAATCCAAATCACCAAAAGCTGCACTTAGAATAAATGCTCCTTTGATTTTCCATTGGGATATTTTATCACCAATTGGGCCAATCATATATAAATCAATATCTTTTTTATACATTCCAGCATACCCATCACGACCAGTTAATGATTCGTGTGATAATCTCACCCATTCCATTACGGCTTGAGCTCCATTCGGTACGATTGGGTTATATAATGTAATATCAAAGTTTTGCCACTTCCCTTTACCTTTAATTTTACGAGTTACGTTTATATGATCCAATTCAATTTCATCAAATTGTATACTCGGTGTTCCTGATGTTTTTATCATGAATGATGGAATACCATCTACTTCCATAATGAAGTGATTTTTCGTTTGTGGTTCGAAATTGGTATAAAACATGTCATTGAATTCTAATACTTCTGCCATTTTGTGTGTTCTCCTATTATACTAATAAATATATAGTTTTTTTATTTTTATTTAATTATCCGTTAAAACTTGCACCTGTTGGCATAATATTGAAATCAAGAACTATAAATTCCGCTGTTTTTGCAGGTTGTAAATAAATCTGTCCTTTCATAATATTTCTATCAATTATATCTGGTGTGTTGTTAGTTTCATCCATAACTACCTTAAAAGTATATAAACCTTGTCTTTGTTGTATACCCTCTAAATAAGGATTTACTGTATTTATGAATTTGTTTCTTGTTGTTGATGTGTTTTGTTCAAATAATAAATATCTCGATGTTGATGCGATATATTTTTTAACTTTGATTAACAATCTTCTAACATTAATTCTATCCAATGCTGATGAAGCTTCTTGTAAAGTTTTTTGTCCAAATACCGCAATTCCTTGTCCAGGGAAAGTTGCAATTGGATTTATTTTATTTTCATACAATTCATCACGTTCAGATTGTGTCAATCTATTAAGAACAGAAACTGCGCCTACTAATCCACCACGATTTAAACCAGCTGGTGCCCACCATTCGGCCGCTATTGAATCATTAGATGCAAATATTGCTGGCATCAATACTGATGGTGGTACTGCAATTAGTTTATTTGTGTTAGTATCGATTGTTTTAACCCAAGGGTAATAAGTTCCAACATAGTTAGAATCTACCGCTGCACCTTGGTCAATAGCTTGTGCTATTGTATCACTCATTGATGTTACATCACCAATGAAGAATGCATCTTCACGAGATTCACACAAATCAACGATTTTATCAAATACAAATGAATGTAATCTTCTAACAACTCCTGGTGCAGATACTAAATTAATATCCCACTCATCTTGATTAGATACTGAATTTATTGCTTTAACATATGCAACTGTACCAGTTGAAGTTGAAGTTGATAAATCAAATCCTTGTGAGTTTGTGTCTGTAATATCACCACCTAAATTATTAGATACAGTTGGTGAAATACCATCAAATCCTTCTTGGAATCCAATTGTAAATTGTCTTTTGTTAATAGCTTCAGTAGTATTACTTGTAAAATCATATCCAAAATTAAACGTTGGATTAACTACTCCATTTTCAAGTACGTTTATAACACCATCAAAAGAGAATCCTGTTGAGTTTACAACTGCAGAAACTGGAATTGGTTTTAAATAATTATTATTATCGATTTCAACATTTACTGTTTCTAAATCGATACCAGCAAATTTAGTACTTGATGAAGATGTGTTTTCATCAGATCCTGTTGTGTAAATAACTGCAGGTACATCACATAATCCGTTTACATATATTGGTTCAAGATATGCACCGTGTCCAAATGGTACACTTGATATTGGGAATGAACCCTCTGGAGATACTTCTACTCGTATATATTTTGATTTGTTACTATAATCACCTGTTTGAGTTATTTTACCGTTAGAATCGATTGTAGTGTTCATATCACCGATTAATTTAGGTAAGTAATTAGGTGATGCTGGATTAAGGTTTGCATTTTGATACAATTCCATAACCGATTTTCTCTTATCAATATCACTAAAACCTCTCAACATAATTGAAAAAGTTGAATATCCAGTAGTTGAAAATTTAACGTTATAAATACTAATTTTGTATTCTTTGTTATAATTAGTACCATGACCTAATGTATGGAATCTAAATAAGTTATTTCTTGTACCACTAAAATCTTGTGATTGAATCCAAGGTGTTGATGCCTGTAATGTTTCGGTTGTGAAATCTTGTGTTGGTAATTCAATCAATTTTACTTGTGAACCTGATCCAATATTTGTAGTTTCATTGATTGATGCATTTTCAAAATAAGTATACCCATATGTAGTTTTACTACCATTTGGTGATAATCCAAATACATCACTAATATCATTAGTTGCACTTGGCAATACCGATGATGAAATAGCCGATGAACCTGTTACTGTTATTGAGAAAACAGATGCACTTGGTTGAGAATCTAGTGTTGAACCTGCAAAACCTAATGATTCATTTAATACATTCGTTGAATGTAATGTTGATACTAATGTGTTTCCAGTTGAACCACTAATAGTGATTGCAAGTGGTGTGATGTGTTCATATCCATCAAGGTGTCCTACTTTTACGATGGTAACTGTACCAGCTTCACGTAGATAGTTTTGTACGGTATATCCTGTGTAATATGTTCCGTCAGGTGTTCCGAATATTTCTTCAAACTCCGATTGTGTATTAACAATAGTTGGTAAGAACGCTGGGCCTTTTGAGAAAGGTCCTATGATTGCTGCTCCTATGTTTCCAATACCCTGTGCTAAATAACGAATATCGTTTTCGTTTGTAAATACTCCAGGTGATACAATTTTTTCTGCCATTTTATTTACTCCTAATTATGTTTTTGTCGTGTAAAATTACACATATAAATATAAAATAGTTTTTCCAAACTATTATTTTATTATTTTTTTACGATTTTGGTGTGGTTTCTTCTGTTTCTGGTGTAAATTCACCATTATCTGGATTATAACTACCGTTGCCGTATTTTGTATTTAGTTCCTTAAATAAGTCTTGTTCGGTTACTACCAATTCACCATGTCGAGTTGTTAGTTTTAGTTCACTAACTTCTAAATCAGCTAATCTAGCTTCTAATTCAGATGCTCTTTTTTTCTTTTCTAATGTGATTTGACCTAATTGGGTAAAGATACCCGAAACTTCGATTCTTAAATCTTGAATCTTTTTTTGTTCTTCTTTTGTAAACTTGATTGTTTTTGCCATTTTGATATATGTTTTTTGTTTTTAATGTATGTATATAAATATATGATTTTTTCCGAAACGTTATTTTATTTTGAAATTAATTTATTCCATTCATATACTCTATGTTTATATGTGTTCTTTTTTGACCAGTTGTAAGCATCTTCTAATTTAGAATTGGAATTGTATTCTTCTATTGCAGATATAACATCTTCACTTATATCACATTGTGAACATCCTACTTTATTTTGAAAATCTCTGTACACTCCGTATGTACCAATAACTTCTGGTAATGCCGCTAACATACTTGTGATTATTTTAACCTTAGAGTGCATCATTTCCATTGCGGTTGTACAATAGGTTTCTTCGAATGCAGTAGTATAAACCCAATATTCACTTTCAGCCATTGCATTATATAATACTGATTTTTCTACATTACCGACTAAAGTAATATTTGAATGATTATCTGCTTCACTCAACCAATCATATAATTCAGGTTTCTCTAATTTTGTAATATCAACATAATGTGGATAGAATATTTTTAAGGTTGCATCTGGTATTAACTTTGTTATTCTACCCCAATTAAATAACAATGATTTTAATCCTCGTGATGGGTCGGATGTCCATATGAACGAATTTTTAATTTTTTGTTTTTCTGTTGTTGGAAATAAATCACGAGAAATTCCTGGTGGTATACTATATGTAGGAATATTACCAACAATTTCTTCTATACGTTTTTGATGCCATTTACAATTACAAACAATACCATTAAAATTATATGTGGATAATTCGTTAATCCAATTTGGTGATAATTGTGTTATATAATCTTGCGGCCACCCCTCGTGAATTGTAGGCATTGAAATCCATAAAAAGGATTTATCCCAAGTACATAATCCTGTAATTTCTTTTAGGAAATGTATGAACATAATCCCTATAACTACATCGTAATGAGTTTGTTCATTGAACATAGTATCTTTACCGAAATACCGAATATCATCTGTTAAATCTTCTTTAATCCAATTAAACACATCAACTGTGTGACCTATATCATTTAATCCTTTAGCAATATTAATGGTATAATCTTCGGTAGCTCCCCAACCTATTGTAGATGAGGGACTTAATTGTGGTTGTAACGGATTATTAAAATAAATTAATATTTTCATATCTTTATATAAATTTTCAAGATCGGAAATTCAACATCTTTAACTTTTAATTTGATTTCTTCAATACCGATAATTTCAATGATTGGGTCGGTTATTAAACCACGAAATACATCTTCTGATATTTTGTATGGATTTTGTTCATCGGGTGTTATATGATGATATGGCATTATTGTACTTGGTTTATATTCATCAGGCATACCATCCCATAGATTTTCATCATTGTATGGTTTTTTATATAACATATGTTCTTGTACGAATAAACTTTTCTTTAATGTCAATACTCTAAATGGTACACACTCTAAAAATACATCTACTGCTCTATTTAATGGTAATAAATTTGCGTACATCCATTTAGCACTATGTTTATTAATAACATATGAGTGTGCACACCATGTAGTATTACTAAATCCTTTATATATACCAATTTCCGAAGTTATATCTTCAGTCGTATCAATATCAGGTCTGGTTTTACCGAAGAAACACACACCCCAATTCATAGATTTTAAATCATTCGTAGCTTTTTCTAATTTCTTATTTTCAACCCACTCGAAAAATTCATCAGTTGCTCGCGCATCATCTTCAAATATCAATGCAGTTTCTAATCCATCATCCATAAACTTTTTCCAAGCCTTATGATGCGATAGCGCGCATCCTAATACACCACGTGTTATAATTCCACCTGGATCATAAAAGTGTTGGTTTAAATTTTTCTGAAAATATTCTGTGGTACAATGCATTTCCAGACCATCAATAGCCTCTATGATTTCATATGGCGTA